GTCACAACTTTCAAATCTTTATTAGAGAAAATTTTAGAATGGCGTAAACAATACGAGGGTGTTATTGTGCCGCAAACACCTTCAAAGAGAACAATTAGGTTTGATACGCCGTATCTTAAGGAACCTTTACATTATGATATGAACATTCTTCCCAAGAATGAATTTATGCCTTATATGACTGAGGCACTTTCATTTATTTTTGAAAATGTAGATGATGACGATCCTACAATGTTTCAGACTGCGGAGTTTGAAAAGTTTAGACGTGTCCATGACTATATGCAAACAAGTGATTATTCACAAGATAAACTTAATGAAGGACGCAGGGACTTTTATAACTGGTTCAATGAGTATGACCGCAGACGCAATACAAACTTCCTAGAAACATTTCCTGAATACGAACAATTTTTTAATTACTGTGCTACTTTAAAATAGTTCTGTCTTTTCTAAAATTTTCAACCTTCTCACGATTCCATTGTGTAATTGTATGAGACCATTTTGCAATTGCTCGAAGTTCGTTGTCAGGTAACTCATCTAAATAGGTTATTAGTTCACAAATTTTAATAAATCTGTCTGTATGGTTTTCAATTTCATCATATGACTCGTCCCAAAAATGATGAAATGTTTTAAATCCAAGGTCTTTTAAGTATTGTAAAGTATGGGGGGAAGACACTTCTATAAAAGGCATACACATACGCATAGGGTCAAATGTTTTCTCACTAAAGTAACCTGTAGGTTGACCATATCTAGTTTCATTTACAATCGCTATGCAGGACTCTGCCATTGCTTTGGGCATTTTACTGGACAATACATTTTCAGGAACAATTGCTTGCCCGCATTGGTCCAGTGAATTTAATTGAACTGCTCCTTTAAGATCAATACCATAATCTCGATATCTAAATTTTTTCCAGTCTTGTTTAAAAGTTGCTGTTAGTTTATCTGCCTCCAACCATGCAAAGTCCTCGACTTCTATATTATTTGTAAAGTTAAAGTGCCAACTAAATCGACCACTTTTATTTTGTAAGTGATTCATAATCATAGCACGATGTAAAGCAAATCGTTTGTTAGCACAGAAAAATTTATGTTGTTTAGGAGGTGGTTCGTGGTCCAACCCCATGCCAACAATACCTACTTGTCTAAGAAATATATCGAAACAATGTAATTCTAGTTCTGGATACACATCTTTATAATACATATTATAATCAGATGTAAAGACTCTTATATTTAAATTTTTGTTTTTTGCAAGTTGTTGTAAACAATCCAATTCATGTGAACGTAGATTATTATTTTCTTTCCACAAATCCTCGTGGTAGAACTGACAGTTTTTCTGTTTTTGTGGGTGATAAAATGTTGAGGGCTCATACAAATAAAAATCTATATCTTTGAGATTTGAAAAGTCCATATCTCCATAGTCTATATTTTCAATACCACCACCTGTCCATATGAAAGATGGTTTGTCACTGAACATGTCAAAAAAGTTTGCATATTCATATTGTTTGAAAAAACCCAGTTTGTCCTCACGCCCAGGAACATTAAGGTAAAATAATTCTACAGAAAACTGCATTACATAATACCTGTTATTTGTAATGTATATCTATCTGCTGTTCCTATATTGCTTGCACTATGCGGGGCATCTCCTTGCCAAACAATTGTATCCCCGGCTGACCAGTTTACAATTGCAGTTTTGTTTATCTCAAAATAATGACCGGACTGCCAGTCCTCTAGAAATATGACTGCCCTACACACCTGTTCATACTCAACATCGAATACCTCACAATATTTTTTATAGTGATCTACATGTATGGGCATTATATCTAATGTTTTCATTTTGTAAAAAACATAACCACACTTTTTAATTTTAAGATATTTGGAAACACCCTCAACCCATTGAGGCATCTTATTAGGATATCCATACATGGCGCCATATGTTCTATCGTGATTATATCCTTGGGCTCGCCAACTATCTTGTTGCGAACCTATAATAGGGTCATCCTTGTAATTAAAATATTTAAAGGAGGTGTCCCATATAACCGGGATTTTTGTTTTATGCCACACGTTCTAAATCCAATGTCACACAATGATGCCCGCCGCCTAGTGTTCTGCTGTGTCTCAAATCAACACCTATTGATTCTACACCTCGCTTCTGCAGTTCACTTCTAAGATGTTCTTGCTTAGGGTCACAAATTACAAGTTGCGGATTTACTGATAGAAAATTTAATCCTATGTAATTACTCGCATATGGATATTTATAGAAACTTTGTTCCGCCATTTCATTACTTGTTATAGGTATAATTTCCCAATCTTCAAATATACTTGGCATATTTTCTTTGGTTATACGATCTGCGTTTATTACAACAAGCCCTTCACGCACAGGGACAATAGTGCTATCAATATGAACGCCACTATAAATGTTTTCTAGTATATGGACTTTTTTATGTGGAAAGGTTAGTGCTAACCACAGTCCTCCCTCAACATTTCCGCTTGAACTTACTAGGTATAAAAGATCTTTCCCTAGTCTGCACACATTTGCCGCGTCAAAGAAAACTTCTTCATCCTCGTTGTGATGTAGGGTTGTAAAGTTTTCCCTTATTGCTTCTATCTCGGGCATTCGTGTAGGATAAACCATAGGAGCATCAACTACAATATCATCTACAATTAGGATTCTATCTCTCGGGCAGTAGTTATACATGCCGTCAAAAGATTCAAAGTCCATATCCTTGGGTCTTACAACTTTAACGCCAAGGGACTTCAATGTATCTGAAAATAATTCTAAGTCTTCATTTGCTTCGTCAATAATACTTTGAGGAAACTTACCTTTAGGCACAGGTGTTTCTTGCCATGCTGTTGTTGATTCAAGTTCTCTAAACTTGGGACATTCGCTAGGCAATCTTGCGTTTGTTGCAGAGCCGACAATGATGGACTTTAAAGTGTCCCATTCGTTACTTGATGATATTAACATTTCTTAGATCCGGATATTTTACAAACTGTTTTTGTTCTTTTACTGTTTCTAACATTTCACTTCCTACTATTGCTTCTTCAATTGTAGGCCTGTAGTGATATCCTACTCGGAATGTTTCCTGTTTTTCCCATGGTGATATGGTTAGATCTCTGCCGTCATAAGACATTTCTTTTAATATTTTGTATATGTATTTGTTGTCCAGTAATATTGCACCACCTCTACCTATTTCGAGGGGCTTGTTGTGACCAAAACTAAGACACTGTAATTGACCTGCTCTATACATATATCTTTCTAAACGTCTTGCACTATCCCAGATATTGGTATTCTTAAAATTATATTCTCCAATCCACTCTTGACTTTCTTCATTTAGGTATGTATAGTTAATTTTAAGTTTGTGCATAAGCATGGGAATACTTAAATATGTAAAGGGTGTAAAACTGACGTTAGCATATTGCTTATAAATAAAACAAAGTTCTATAGCATGAGTGCAACAATCAGTTGCGACTACATATGGTGCTCCAGTGAATTGTGAAAGATTTTTTTCAAACTCAAAAATATCATCAAACATATAATTATTTATACGGAGATTTTATGCAAATTAGTTTTATTGGATTAGGTAAACTTGGTTTACCATGTGCAGAAAAAATTGCAGAAAAAGGACATATTGTTCACGGTTATGATATTGATTCTAGTATCAAGACAAAAGGTGTCTTTCAGTTTCCTACGATAGCCGGGGCAGTTCAAGACTCAGATATTGTATTTGTTGCTGTGCCAACGCCTCACGATCCTATGTATGATGGTCGTGAACCTGCACATCATTTACCCCCAAAAGATTTTGATTATAGTATTGTAAATGAAGTTCTTGATGAATGTAATGAACACATGACACAAAGACAACTTCTTGTTTTGGTAAGCACCGTCTTACCAGGCACAGTTCGCCGCGAGTTTGTTCATCGAACATACAATACGCGGTTTCTTTACAATCCTTATCTAATTGCTATGGGAACAGTTGGTTGGGATATGGTAAATCCTGAAATGGTTATGATAGGCACCGAAGAGGGAGATGAAATGGATGGTGATGCTACCATGCTTATCAACTTCTATAGGACTATTATGGAAAATAGACCTAGATATATTGTGGGGACGTGGGACGAGTGTGAATGTATTAAAGTTTTTTACAATACATTTATTAGTGCTAAAATTGGTCTAGTAAATATGATACAGGACGTTGCACAAAAACAAGGTAATATTGATGTTAATGTTGTTACTGACGCACTTGCAAACAGCACACAAAGAATTATGTCACCTGCATATATGAAAGCAGGCATGGGTGATGGTGGTGCCTGTCACCCTAGGGATAATATTGCGTTGAGATATATGGCACAGGAATTAGATCTTGGCTATGATTTATTTGGTGAAATTATGAAAGCCAGAGATATACAAGCAAAAAACATGGCTGAGGAAATTTTAAAACATGGTGAAAACATTAAGTTTACTTCCAACTCCTATAAGCCAGGTGTGGATTATATAGAAGGAAGTTACAGTCTCTTAGTTCAACATTATGTAACTGAACTGGGAGGTAATATTGTTACCACATTACCTGACGTGGTTGTAAGAGTTCATCCTCAGGATGAAATAACTGAATCCCACGACATTTATATATTTGACCCATGGGAAGATTATGGAAATACACGATAATGATATAGTTTTTAGGCAAAAGCCCTATACAAATTTAAATAGTAAATGGCACCCCGATGATAGTAAGGAGATGTACGAAGGAAATCAAAACAATATTTCTGACTATTATAAAAATAGTCGGCCTGTAACATATACCTATAATTATCAAGGATATAGATGTAACGAGATAGATAGCTATAAGGGTAGTAAATTCATAATAGCATTTGGATGTAGTTACACCGAGGGTATTGGATTACATAAAGAGGATATTTGGCATTCTTTAATAGGTGAAGAATTAAATATGCCCGTGATGAACTTAGGTGTAGGCGGCACTGGTCCTGACTTTCAATGTTTCAACACCTTACAATATTTAAAAAATAATTTTCCTAAGCCCAAATATGTTATATATCAATGGCCGTCAATTCTAAGAAAATACTTTTTATATGCTGAACGTGCAATTTCACCCTTTGTGCCTCAAAATCCTGAACACTTTAACATTGAGGATAAACGAGCGGCTAAACAAGATAAGGAATGGTTCAATAAAAGATTTCTTGTTTATAGACAAACTGCATCCTGGGACTTTTATCAATATGTAACTACATGTAATTTGTTATGGCAGACTAAGGGCATTACACCTATTCACTGGGCTTGGAAAGATGACATGTCGGAAGCTGATACGGCAACTAATATTCAAAACCTAATTATACCAGTGGTAACTGGTAGATATAACATGGATGAAGCAAGAGATTGTTCTCATCCAGGGCCTATAGTTCATAGGGAAGTAGTAAGACAACTAAAGGAGCACAAGTATGTTCAAAAAATTTATAACATGGCTTGAGGAAATTAAACATCGTAGGCTAGTTAAAAAACGTATTGCAGAAGCCAGAAAAAAAGATCCGTTTATTTACAAATGATTAAGTGGGGCATATCTGCAGGAACACATGATGCATCTTTGACTGTTGTTGAAGATGATAAGATCCTTTTTGCAAGTCATTCTGAAAGATATAGTCGAATTAAAAATGACGCACATCTCAATGATAAACTTGTTGCGGACGCTCTATCTTATGGTGAACCTGAAAAAGTATATTGGTATGAAAACCCTATATTGAAAGCGGGTAGGAAATTATATGCAGGTCAGGATGAAATATGGTTGAATCCTAAATCCTATCTGAAAAAATATGGTATTAACACAAAAGTAAAATGGAGTTTACATCATGAAAGTCATGCGGCGGCTGGTTACTACACTAGTCCATTTGATAGTTCTGCCATTTTGGTCATTGATGCTATTGGTGAGTTTGACACTACTAGCATTTGGCTGGGGAAAACAGGACTACAAAAACTTTATAGCCGGAAATATCCGACATCACTAGGATTATTTTATTCTGCTATTACAGATCGTGTAGGATTGAAACCTAATGAGGATGAATATATCCTTATGGGTATGGCAGCCTATGGACGCCCTCGTTGGTGTGTAGAAATGCGCCTCATGTTACATAATGGGTATAACTTTCACCGAGGTTGCCGAGAAGCGTTTGAGGGTGCAAGAGACGAGGATTTGGCTTGCTCTGCACAGATTGTATATGAAGAAGAGTTGGAGAAATTACTTGTTTTAACAAAACAACTTACAAATCAAGATAATCTTGTTCTTATGGGTGGATGTGCATTGAACTGTCTTGCAAATCGCTTTATTAATAAATACTTCAACCATGTTTGGATAATGCCTAACCCAGGTGATGCGGGTTCTTCTCTTGGCGCTATAGCTGCCGGTGAACAAAGAAGACTTAATTGGAAGACTCCATATTTAGGATACAACATTGAGGGTAGATATCCAGTAGAACAATTACTGGATTCTCTATTAACTGAAAATATTGTAGGAGTAGCGAACGGACGTGCTGAATTTGGTCCTCGTGCTCTCGGCAATCGTAGCCTTTTGGCTGATATACAAATCAGACACATAAAAGATACGGTCAACGAGATAAAACAAAGACAAAAATTTAGACCCTTTGCACCAGTAATTTTAAAACACGAAGCACACAGGTATTTTGATGTGCCTAGGGGGTTTGAATCTCCTTACATGCAATACGTTGTAAGATGTAAGGAGCCGCATAAGTATCCTGCCATTGTTCACCATGATGGCACTAGCAGAGTGCAAACTGTTACCAAGGAACAACACCCAGGTCTTTTTAGATTGCTTATGCGATATAAAAAAGAGACAGGCACTCCTATGTTACTAAACACCTCACTGAATATTAAAGGTGAGCCTATGGTAAATGACAAGAATGACGCACAAAATTTTTACAAAAAATATGGCGTTAAAGTCTTTTCTTAACTAAATACTTTTATGGACAATGTTGTTAAACTTCCTAAGAGGTATTACAAGACTCCCCCTAATGGTTTTAAGATTAATCTTTACACTGAGGCGGAGATCGAGATGACATTGTTCTGCGTAAACATATGGGGCGAAAAGAACGTAAAATTTAAACAAGAAGATTTACGTTGTATGACTGCTCATTTTGTTTTGGATGCTTTAGATCGTGGATATAAAAGCGGGTTGCTCTCATATGAAGCAAGGGAAATTATAAATAAAATTATGAAAAGTATTGAACCAATTTACTCTCCTTCAACAAAAGGAGGCGTATCTCAGGGGTAGGCTATTGTGCCTGCCCTTTTCTTTTAACTCCAACAAAGGTCGAACATGTCGAGAAGAAATAATCTTCAACTAGTAACCGATGACAACACAAACAAAAAATCTGGAGGCGTTAAATTAAAATTACAAGACTTAGATGTAATTGATCCTATTACAGACAATCAAAAAGTATTCTTTGACCAATATTCAAAGGCCACATCTTTCCTACTACATGGTGCCGCGGGCACAGGTAAAACTTTCATAGCCGTATATAAGGCATTAGAAGAAGTTTTAGAAAAATCCAACCAATACGAAAAAGTAATTATTTGCAGATCTGCTGTGCCTTCTCGAGAAATAGGACACTTACCCGGTGACCAACTTGAGAAGACAGAAGTTTATATGCGACCATACATTGATATGTGTCAAGAACTTTTCCCAGACAAACAAAATCCTTTTGGTCGGCTTTTACAACAAAAAAATTTAGAGTGGATGATTACATCTTTTGTCCGAGGTATTACTTTGGATAATGCAATTATTATTGTTGACGAATGCCAAAACATGAATGATATGGAGATTAACTCCATAATGACTCGTGTTGGCACAAATAGTAAAGTAATTTTTTGCGGAGACTTTAGACAAACAGACTTATACAAACGCGGCGACATGTCCGGACTTAAAAAGTTTATGATGATTGCCGATATGATGCCTTCCTTCAGAACAATAGAGTTTGATACTGATGATATCGTCAGGTCAGAATTGGTGAAGGAATATATAGTAGCACGAATGAAGTATGAGGAACAATATACTTCTTGACAATAGATAAAAGATGTGTTACTTTTTGTTATGTTCAATCATGTAAAAGAGCTGAGTGATTACGCTCAAGATAAAACCGCCTCAGATGGAAGTAGAAAATATTTTACCGAGTCTGGGGCGGCATATCCTTCCGTCACAACAGTATTAGGCTATCAGACACGCGATTCAATTATTGCGTGGCGTAAACGTGTGGGTGAGGAAACAGCTAATAAAATTAGTAGACAGGCGTCTGTAAGGGGAACCAAAATACACGCCCTTTGTGAGGATATTCTAAATAACAAGGATGTTTCATATGATAAACTATCCCTGTTAGAGAAAACAACCTTTACAAGTTTTCGCCCTTTGTTAGACCGAATAAATAATATACATGCACAGGAGATTGCTCTCTATAGCGACCATTTACGTCTTGCTGGTAGGGTAGACTGTATTGCAGAGTTTGATGGCAAGTTAAGTGTAATTGACTTTAAGACATCAGGTAAGCCTAAGAAAAAAGAATGGATTACAAACTACTTTGCACAGGCAGCTGCATATGCAATCATGTATGAAGAAAGAACAGGCACGCCTATTAATAGGTCAGTCATTCTTATTGCAGTAGAAGATGATGAGCCTCAAATTTTTATTGAGAGCCGAGATAATTATGTGAAGGACTTGCTACATGCAAGAGACCTATATGAGTGCGACCACAGAACTTCCTAATTTAGGCAGAGCAGTAATCGAAGTATTTGGAGGGTGTAATTACACCTGTCAAATGTGTCCTCAAACTTGGGGACGAGGCAAAGACTGGACACGCAAAATGCCGCTTGACTTGTTTGAGAATATTCTTAAACAATTGAAAGGCAATCCTGTAATTAACCTTGAGGGTTCAGGTGAACCTTCAATGGCAAAGGATTTGTATAAGTATGTTCAACTTTGCACAGACTATGGATATGATAGTTTTATATACACAAATGGCTCTTTTTTAAAGGGCGAATTATTGGAGAAAACAATAGATGCTGGTATCAAGTTTATTCGTTATAGTTGCATTGGTTATAATCGCGATAAGTATGCGGAGTGGATGAATATAGATAACTTTGACTTATTGCAAAGTAATATTACAGAAGCAAAAGAAGTTATTAAACGCAAAGACAGTGATTGCACATTATCCACATACAATCTTATTCTTGACAATGATAAGATGCAATATGAAGTAGAACAATACAGAAAAAATGTCATTGACAAATTAGATATTGTGGGCTATATTTGGAAAATGCACAATTGGAGCGGTAATTATGACCCCGAATATACAAGGGAGTCTGAAACTGTAAGAACATGCGGTCGCCCTTTCAGTAATGAAATTACTATACGTTCTGGGGGTAATGATGGACATCGAGGTGCTGTTACACCCTGTTGCCAGACCATGGGACAACCAAATGAAGCAAAGTCCGTTCTCGGTCATGCCGATGACACAAGCCTGAAAGATATTTGGTTTGGTGAGGAGTATGAGAAACTCCGAGAAGGTCACAGGACGGGTGACTATCCTGATTATTGTAAGTCTTGTGACTTTCTTTATGATAATCCAGAAGTGCTAGTTTGGAGTAATGACCCAGATGCTAGAGTGGATCATATATTAGGAACTGACTTTAATTTGCGATGAAAAGTATGAACATTTGGATTGGATATGACTCCCGCGAGCATTGGGCATTCAAGGTCTGTGAGTATAGCATCCGCAAACACAGACCTAATGCAATCGTAAAACCGATTGAACAACAAAACGTAAGACTTCTTGGTCTCTACGACAGACCTGTGGATAAGGATGCTGCCACGGAGTTCTCTCTAACTAGATTCCTAACACCTGCACTATCAAACTTTAAGGGATGGTCGATTTATTGCGACTGTGACTTCTTATTTACCAAAGATGTTAAGGAATTATTTGACCTTGCGGATCCTAAGTATGCTGTAATGGTAGTTAAACATGACTATACCCCAAAGAGTAATACAAAGATGGATGGTAGATCCCAGTTCCAATATCCTAGAAAGAACTGGAGTTCTTTGATCTTATTCAACAATGAACATCCATCCCATAAGTTTCTGGACGTTAATAGTATGACTCCTGCAGAGTTACATCAGTTTAAATGGATTGAAGATAAAGATATAGGTAAATTGCCTGAACAATGGAACTGGTTAGTTGGTTACTATGATGATCTGGGGGGACATGAATATCCTTTTGCATTACACTACACAGATGGTGGACCTTGGTTTGAGGAAACCAAAGACTGTGAATACTCTAGTTTATGGAGTGAATATTATGAGGAATTTCTAGATGATTTGCGTTGAATGGAAAGGTAAACCGGGATATGGTGATTTGACTTCACCTTGTTCTTATGTAAATAACTTATCGGAAAAGACTGGTGAAAAAGTTCGTCTTGATTGGGTATCCTTTAATGATGTCGGTGTCAAAGACAAGTATGAGAAGGATGACAGTGAAGATTTAATTTATAGATTACATACTATTTTTGTAATGTTACGAACTGCTGATGTAGAGCTTAAAACAACATTTGCAAAAAACTTACCTTATCAACACTCTAAGCTGCCTAATCATCCTTTTCATAATTATAAATCAGTTAATGAATGGCGAGGTGGTTCCGGTTATGTTACCTTTGTTACTACAGAAAATAATAAGATTCAGTTTAAGGACTATCCTGAACCTGAACACAAACTTTGGAAGGATCCGACAAACAATAATTGGGAACCTTTATACAGTCAATTTGATAAAGTAAATTTTGTGGACTATGACACCCCTATAGATAAAGCTATAGATATTCTTACTGAAACTGAACTAATGATTAGTTATCATGGCTCTGCTTCTTCCCTAGCGAGAATTCTCGGAACGCCTAGTTTTATCTTATCAAATAAACCAGAACACACTCTATCGGATTATCCAAACGCATTGATAAGTAAAAAACTTAACTTTTTGGCTAAAGAGATGTATGATATACAGGAGATTTGTTTGGAAAAAATTAAGGATGCAGAACGGGGTAGATTAGATTATGTCAACAATTATATTGGGTAATGGTAAGTCAAGAAAGAATATAGATTTATCAAACTATGAATATATCTATGGTTGCAATCTTGCATACAAGGAAGATATTAATTTTGAATGGATAGTGGCAACCGATGTTCTAATACAACACGAAATTTATCGCAACTATACCGGACAATGTTTGTTTCTCGATTGGGAGCCTATCCCAAGTGAAATGGCTGTTGCTTTTGAGACATTTGATACACAAAATGAAAGCAATGATTATACACAATATGGATGTGTTATTAGTGGAGAAGGAAACAATACACTAATGACATACCTAAGAAAAGAAGATCAAGTTATTTCAGTAAAAGAAGAACGCCTGCCTTTTTTAATGGCAGCCGGATCTTTGGCTATGTGGCATGCCGCAGAAACAGGCGTTAATGAAATACATCTTGCAGGTTTTGGTGATAATGAACATTTACATGACCAGACGTTGATGGACGACAATGGACGTAGACTTGCGAGATGGGAACAGGAACGTAAACAAATTATAAAACTATATCCTGATATAGATTGGAAATATTTATGATTTTAGACAAAGAAAAGAAACTTGCATTTATTCATATTCCTCATAACGGGGGGTCAAATATGAAAGAACGATTAATACCTTCTGACAGATTTGAAGTTTATATGCCTGAGGATATGCCTGATAAGCATTTTGTTAAAAAACTAGATTTTAAAAATATAGAATCGCCTATACAATTGGTTGACCACTTGCCTGCTAGATATGCACCTGAAGGTTATTTGACAGTTGCTTTTGTAAAAAATCCTTATCATAGAGAAGTTTCACAATATAATCTTTTAAAACATTTTCATGCGTTTGTGCAGGGTGCAAGAAAATTTGATTCATTTACAGACTTTTTAAAATTTAAGTATTTTTCCAAACCTAATACACCCTTTGCGGTAACAACAACAGGGTCAATGAGATCTAAAGATAATTATTATTTTGCTCATGATGCAGATGTTATATTTCGTGTTGAGGAGATACAAAGTGAATGGGCTCAATTTAGTCAAATGTATGATTTGCCTAGTGATCTTTGGGATACAACATATAACGTGCAAACTCCTGAGAACCATTCTTATGAACAATACTATACTGAGCTGGAATTGCGCCTTGTTGATGAGGCACTTCGCCGAGATTGCAAGGAATACAATTACACCTATTAGATAGAATACCAAAAGTGCTTGACTTTGCCAAATAAGTGTGCTACAACTATGAGGTAATGTTAACAAAGGAGGACTTATATTATGTCTAATACCATTACTACTACTAAAACTGCCCGTGTTCTTTCCGCACTTCTTGATGGCGAGGCTCTTACAGCAGGTGAAATGAAAACACGTTATGGCGTGAAAAATGCTCGTGCATTGGTTTCTTCCTTGCGTATGGCAGGTCATGCTGTGTATCTTAACACAGGCACTAAAGATAATCGTGGTCGTGTTCGTGCATCACGCTATCGTATTGGTGCACCTAGTAAAGCAGTTGTTGCGGCTGGCTATAAAGCCTTAGCCGTCTAACATAAATAACTGTGTTCGATGAAGCGAGCTAAAAGGTATTCAGGACCCGGGTGCAATACCCGGCGCCTCCACCATAACCGCCGTCTATAGGTGACGGTTTTTATGGGGGCGAAATAGGATCGACTGGTATTTAATAGGTAAGTGGAGAACTAGGTGCGGAAGCCACCTGTGAGACGGACGGGCTATCCCATCCGCAAGAGCGCAACAAACTCGTAAGTGCAAACGATAATTACGCACATGAGGATTACGCCCTCGCGGCATAATCTTCGGGGTCAGGGGACGCCTAGCAACAGAAGTCCCCACTTTTTTATTAGGAGATATTATGACAAGAACTTTATTATTACTAGGCATATTAACTATATTTTTCACCGCTATAGCATTCGCAACTCCTGCATATTCAGAGGAAAAAGTTGTAGAGATGTTAAATAAGCGAGAAGATGGTGCTCGTATGGTTTACTCAGAAGATATTACTCGTATTAATGTGGGTGATACAATCAAATGGTTACCGACTGATAAAGGTCATAATGTTGAGTTTATTGCAGGACCAGAGGGTTACGAATTACCCAAGCGTTCCAAGTTTAATAAAGAAGTCTCATTGACATTTGATACACCTGGAGTTTATCTATATCAATGCACACCTCATAAGGGTATGGGTATGATTGCACTTGTAGTTGTTGGTGATGATACATCTAATGCTGATCAAGTTGCGACCGCCAAAGTATTCGGTGGTAGCAAGAAAAAACTCAAAAAACTTATAGAAGAAATCCAGTAAATATGAATTTTTTAGATTCAATGATGGCAGTATTAGTAGCCATATCTTCTAATCCGGCATTGCCCAATGATAAAGGTATTAATACAATTGATAATCCTCAACTTGCATGCCTCACACAAAATATTTACCATGAGGCTCGTAATGAATCTACGGCAGGATGGATTGCTGTTGCAGATGTTACAATGAATCGTGTTCGCTCAGATGCGTTTCCTAATACTATATGTGAGGTTGTTTTCGAGGGTCCACATTATATCAGCAAAAAGTCGGGTAAATATTATCCATACAAAAATCGTTGCCAGTTTTCATGGTATTGTGATGGTAAATCTGATGAAGTTAAAAACATAAAAAAATACAAACAGATTATGGAAGTTGCTAAACTGACAGTGAAAACTGAACTTGATATTACAGATGGTGCGTTGTTTTATCATGCAGACTATGTAAAACCTCGATGGGCAGAAACTATGGATGTTACTGCTCGTATTGATGCTCACATATTTTATAAACCGAGAGACTAATGTTACATTATATTGTTACAGGTGGATGCGGCTTTATAGGTAGCCACTTAGTAGAAAGACTTGTTGCCGCAGAATGTGCGGTTACTATTGTTGACGACATGAGAAACGGCAAGTTTAAGATTGTTGATTCGCCCTATGTTGCATATATTCACCAGGATGTTTGTGATGTAGATATTACTGATAAAGTTTATCAGGCTGATGGTATTATTCACCTTGCAAATACTCCTCGTATTCGCTTGGCATTTGAACAGCCTGTTGATGCTATTATGAATAACATTGGACCTACGACACATGTATGCGAATGGGCAAAAAGGTTGAATTGCCCCTTGTATTTTGGACAGTCTTCTAGTAGAATATTTGGACATGCTGACGATAATCCTTATGCTCTTGGTAAGGCCTTTGGTGAAGAAGTTATGCATCTATACCAACGTCATTGGGGACTTGATTATCGTCTAATGTATTTTTATAACGTATATGGTCCGCGTGAAGCAGACTATGGTGAACATAGCACCGTTATTCGTTCGTTTAAAAAGGCTTACTTAGCAGGTGAAAGTTTAAAAATATTTGGAACAGGTCACAAATCTCGGGACTTTACTCATGTTAAGGATGTTGTTGAAGGTGTCTTCAAATCTTTGTTTGATGAAAAGAAACGCAAACAAATACATTTAGGCTCGGGTGAAAGTTACACTATTAATGACATTGCAGAGGCGTTTAATCATCCTATGATATATGAGTTTGATAAGCCCGGTGAAGCTCAACACACAATATGCAAAGACCCATATATTAACAGAACACAAAATGTAATTAAGTATATTACAGACTGGACACAAAGGAAACACAATGCCTAAACTTATTGTAGATAATGATCTCAATACAGACGTGAAAAAAGTATCGGATGTATTTCTAATTACAAAACGTTTTCATACGTCAACTGAATTTTCACAATACATTGAGAAAAAGTCTAAAGCTACAAAGACAGGTTATATTGATGTTCTCATTGACTTCTGTGTAAAAGAAGAAATCGAAATTGAATCTGTTAAAAAACTTCTCACATCATCACTAAAAGAAAAGATTAAAGAAGAAGCAGAATCACTTAATTTATTAAAAGAGAAAACTAGTAAGTTACCTTTCTAATGGAACCATTTGAAGTATATAGATTATACCTCGCTCTTAAATTACACTTTACAAAAAAAGATTATAACATAACAAAAACAAAAGGTGCAGTAAGGGCAAGTCAAAATGCTTTCCTTAAACGCAAAGACTTGACAGCTATGCGTAAACTTGCTCGCGATTACAAGCGGCGTGAGATTATAGATTTGCTTGTTGCTAACTTTGTTTCCGGCGACAAGTGGGGCGGCGTCTTTGATGCCAATGCAAAGGAAACATATGAAATATGGAAGTCTCGTAAACAAAAACTTGATTACATATTTGAACAGGATATTGCTAAGATTGAATTGGAGATGGAGCAGGAAAGTATTGCAAATCCTTTTACATCTGAAGATGGATATCATCCTTTAATCTATAGGTTATATTTTGGTCACCTAATATCTATAGAAACATTAGTTGTGCTTGACAAAATCTACAATTATGTTACTATGGACTCTGATGATATATTCTTAGAGGACGTTTCAATGTTAGTTAAGAAGTATCGTCCATTTGTCCAAATTACAAATAAAATGAGGCATATAAGTGAAAACTTTTATAAATAATATGTCCGCTTATACAGGACAACATATACAAACATACAACGCTTATACGGAGAAAAAATATGTCGTTTAATTCACTATCAGACTTGCGTAAGGCAAGAGGCTCTTTCGATAATTTAATGAAAGAAGTCGAAAAAATTGATTCCCCCCAACAAAACTATAACAAAGATGACGGTAACGAGTGGAAGCTACAAGTAGATTCTGCTGGTAACGGTTATGCTGTTCTTCGATTCTTGGCACCGCCTAAGGGTGAAGAACTTCCGTGGGTTCGTCTTTGGAACCATGGTTTCCAAGGCCCAACTGGTAAGTGGTATATTGAAAATTCACTTACTACACTTTCCCAACCTGATCCTGTTTCAGAACTTAATAGTGAGCTTTGGAACAGTGGCACAGAGGCAAATAAGGACGTTGCTCGTAAACAGAAACGCCGTTTGTCTTATTATGCAAATGTTCTTGTTATTAAAGATCCTGCTAATCCGGCCAACGAAGGCCAAGTTTTCCTCTATAAGTTTGGTAAGAAAATCTTTGACAAAATTAAGGATGTTATGCAACCAGAGTTTGAGGATGAAACACCAGTTAATCCTTTTGACTTCTGGGAAGGTGTAAACTTTAAACTGAAGGCTCGTCAGGTTGATGGTTATAGAAACTATGACAAGTCAGAGTTTGAATCTTCACCTACTCCTGTTGCTGAATCTGATGAAGATATTGAAGCAATCTGGGGTAAACAACACTCACTTGCTGAACTTGTTGATCCAAAAAACTTTAAAACATATGATGAACTGAAAGCTAAACTTAATCAAGTCCTTTCAGGTGGTGCTAAAGTTACAACAGCAGAAACTATTTCTGCACAGACAGGAACAGATGACATTGAGGATTTGGTTGCAGTTACGGCAGCTACATCTGACACAGTTACAGTTTCCTCAAGTGTAGATTCAGATGATGATGAGGATACACTAAGTTATTTTGCTAAATTAGCAGAAGAAGACTAATCCTCAGTTTAGTTAGTTAGGAGGGGGCGACATATATATGTTGCCCCCTTTTTTTAGGATTCTAATGCACGGTATCA